TTCTAGTGTCCACTCATGACCGCCTTTATCTGTTAGGGATGTAGGCAAGCCTTTGTCATACCATTGGAGAATATTGTCTTTTAATGCCCTATCTGCCGTCTTAGTTCCTGTTGAAACATCTAATACAGTTTTGTCGATAATATTTTGGTAGGTTTTTAAGGCGGCATTTTTATGGACATTAGTTGTTAATAAAGTTTGATTAACGTAATTGTTGACGTTTCTAAAAGTCTGATCCGCATAAGCGTTAATAATTGCTACTGTGTCTTTGCTAACGCTCTTCATTGGTTGATTTAAAGCGGTAGATAGTTCAGTGTTCATTCTTTTTGCTACTTTTAAGCCTTGATCTTGGATCAGATCATAAATAGCTTGCTTACTGTATCCAATATTTTTGGCAATGAAATCAACCACTTTGTCAGTTAAACCGCCAATCTCAGCAAGAGCCTTTAAACGCCACTCTAAGACGCTTTTTTCATCAGCATTAATAAGCATCCCTTTGTGCTTTTTGAACGTGTCAATCAGCAAATAAAAGGTGTGCTGTTGCAAGTAATCATAGTAATCAACTATCTTGCTTGCTTTCTTCATCATCTTGCTTAGTTGCTGATCCATCTACCTCACCTTTATCTTTTTGTTCTTGCGTATTCGCTAAGGGGTTAAACTGCTCAAAATCAGGTGCTGGTGTTGCTTTTTCTTTCTGCAGTTGTTCCAGCCACTTAGTGGCTTCGTCATCGCTTAAGTTATAGTTACGCTTGGTAAATTCTGTAATAGGTATTGCACCAGCATTAAGAGCTGATAAATCATTCTTGAACTGTGCATCTTGATCCACGAAAATACCATCATTAAAGTCTGGCGCAATAACTAAATCATCAATGTCTCCAGTCCATTTAGGCTTTTGATCGCTCCATAATTCAGGTGTCTGTAATAGTTCAACAATAGCATATACAAGTTGGTCTATTGTGTCCTCTACTTGCGTTAGATAGCTAGAACGTGTTTGATACGTCATCGAATTGCTTGAAACAACACCTGTAGCTGTTTGAATGCCTGTAGGAGTTGCTGTAAATGTTCCCTCACTCAATCCAATTTCATTTTCAAACTCATGTAGGAAGTAGCTCATTGCTGCTTGATACTGATCTGCCCTGATATTGATAGCTAAATCCTTAAATGAACTACTATCGTCTAATCTACTATTGATTGGAACAAATACATCATCGTCAGTATCCCAATACATTTGTTGATCTGCAGGGACGGGATGCCCATTAATCTGAGTTTGCCGTTTCAACCAGCTTTCGGGAACAGTTACACGTCTGCGTCCAGTCTTAACGTCCCAATAGAAACCGTCTTGTGTCACGTTGATGTCGTTAAGAATGTTTATGCAGTTATCGCATAAACCTAATCCTAATGGACTTGTGAAACTCTTGTTGTTGTCTCCCGGATTTCGATAGAAAGCAAACAGTGGCTTAGTTATATGCGTAAAAGTTGCTGTTTGCGGTAAGTCAGCATACTCTTCAAGCGAATTTAAGGAGATCTGAGTGCCCGTTGCGTTTTCGTCAGTGGATTCATACAACTCGTTAGTTATTATGTAGGGCTTATACTCATTACCGTTCTCGTCAGTTTGTTTATCACCCCATTGGTGGAACTCTAATAAGGTGTAGTAGTGTGGCTCGTCATTAACAACTTTTATCATCTTACGAGCTAGCGCTATCTCTTTAACTTCTGTCGTATTCGCATTAAGTGGATAAACGCTTAATGCGTCTGACCAGTTAAGCTTAATTTGATCATCTTCAACATAAGGTCTAATTGCACTAGATCCTAATGCAATAGCACGTTGCAAATTAGTTTCAAACGTTGTGTAAAAGCGACTTTCACGAAAGATTTTATCAAGTTGTTTTTGAAGTTCATCGTCATTAACTTTTATTGAACATTGTTCATTGAAAATGATTGATGCTAAGCGTTTAGATGCTTTTTGCATCATATTAACGGTATTCATTTTGCGTTTTTTCTTATGTCCTAGCACCCAATAAGGAACATCCTGTGGCTTATCTGAATAATAATCTTTAGCCTTTCGGATACGTGTGTACTCTTCTGCAGGTACTGAAATTCGTGGATCGTCTGTAATAGCTCCTAATGATTTAATCATGCCTAACTTAGCACCACCTTTCCTAAATAATCCTTTAATGCTTGCCCATAATCCCATATACTCACCACCTTATGCTGATAATCCAAGTAAGCGCTCATTATCTACTATGCCGTATTTAAGAGCATCACAAGAGTGGTCATCTTCTTTAACTACCCTTGGATTGTCACTATTAACCGTAGCCGAATCCCACTGGTATTTTTTATGTTCGTCCAAAAAAATGTTGTTTCCGGGTGTCTTAAGCACAAATAAACGTCCTTGCGCTAGCAAGTCTTGAACTCGGTCAATCATTGCTGCCTCACTAGACTTATGCACCTTAGACCATTGCGTGTTATACATCTGCCAATATTGTGTGTAGATACCACCATCTGCAGAGTCAATTGTCTGATTATACGGGAGCATCCCATATTTATTGGTCATCTCGTTAATGAAATCATGCACTCTTTCGGCTTGTTCAGATGCTGACAACTTGCGAGCATACTTAGTTGGATCATAGTAGAAGGTGTCTAGTACATACACGTTATATTTATTAGTCAAAGCACACGCCACGCAAGCCGTTGCCGATACCATAAAGCCGGTATCCATGCCGTAAAAGACTTCTGTAATGTACTCATCATCTGGTAACTTATCCACAAGCTTAAACAAGTCCATATTGTAAACGTTTGTTCCAAGCCCTACTGCTTCGCCAAGATAGAGCCAACGATAATAATCAGGATCATTGCGCTTGTATGTCTCAATTAGATCTAATTGTTGCTTAGTTGTAAAGCCTAGCTTGTCGTCTAAGTAGGTACTCGTATCAATGAAATAGTCTGGATCTGTCTCATGCTGTGTGAGCCACTCATTTACCCACGCATATGGATTACGTGGAGGATTATATGAGATATAAACCTTAACTTGATCAACGAAATCTGGCTTTTGTCTGATAAATGTTGGAGTGGCTTGGTCAAATACGTCAGCATTTTTTAAATTTGAAAATTCTTCATACCAAACAGCTACTATATTACCAACTATGTTGGACTTGAGTTTCATAGGATCATTAGCACCATAGAAGTAGAATGTTGATCCCGTCCTGATATGAGTAATAGTTAATGGTGAGACACGAGTTCTAAACTCACTTCCAACGTGTAGCTTGGTCATTGCCCACAAAATCTGATTATAAACACTGTCTCGTAAATAACGTTGATTTTCACGCAAACAAATAATGTTTACCGTCTTATTTTGGGCAATATACCACATCATTGTAGTAACTAACTTAAAGCTAATCACTGAAGACTTAAACGAACCACGACCGCCCTTATACACTTGATAAGGCTTGTTGCTGTTCCAAGCTGGATAAAAGTGGGGATTAATCTCTTGACTCAGTTTCACTATCGCTGTCATCTGAAACCTCCCTTATATCATCAACAATAATTGTCTTGTTACTTGGATCATCGTTTTCTTGAATCGCTTTAAGCTGCGCTTCACTAAGTTGAGCTTCAGCAAGCGTCTTACGAGCATTAGCTTCATTAAGTTTCTGGAATGTTTGATCACGGTATACATCTGGCCGTCTATTTTTAAGCCAGAAAATAATAGCAGAAGTGCTTGGATCTACTTCAGTTACCGTTTTGCTGACCGGTATCTTTTCATAAACATCCACATTCTCTGCTATAGCAATATCTATTTCACTTTTTGTAGCATTAGGATGATCTAGCTTATAAGCGTTAGCAAATTTAGAACGTTCAGCTTTCAAATTGAAATTATCTTTCTTGACCATCTTATATTGAGTCGTGGTGATAGTATGCTTCTTCATAACCGAAATCAAAGAATCTTCAATTTCAGAATCAACTACTTCTTTACCTTTTTTCAGGGAGTCCGCAATGTCAGGGTATTTCTTTGACCATTCAGAAATAGTTTGTCTTCTTACACCTATTTTTTTCGCTATCTGTTCATTAGTTAAACCATCTCTAGCCCATGATCTTAGCCTAGTTAGATTATCAGGCTCTAGCCATTTCTTATACTCAGCACGTGCCATCTAATCCACCCCATAACTTTAACCACCTTTGCTGCCAAAAGAACTTCTTTTAACCTTTATTCCATTTCTTCTTAGACTTAACTTAACTGATCTACCACTTCTTCTAGTTGCTCGTTGTCTTCCGTGCCTAATTATTCAGCAACATCACTATCTTTAACGCAAAATAAAAGGCTACTCTTTTGAGTAACCCTGTTTATCTAATCGTTATTTCTAGAGCTATTTTCATACGGTTTAATTTGATCAATTGAAACTGTTTTTACCTGCATTTTAAACTCCTAGTCTAACCAATTGGCAATTATACAAACAATTGTAGTGATTAAGAAAACGATTGCTAAAAATTTCATAACTATCTCTATAATAAAAGAGCTAGTCTTTCGACTAACTCTCCAATTTTTGCATGTTATATCCTGCTAACTGAACTTATCAGTTAACTAATAGCAATAGACGGAATCGAACCGCCCCGCAGCCGTTTTCACGACCCGCTCTGACCTCTAAGCTACATTGCTACCAAAAGCAGTAAGGGTAGGGCTCGAACCTACATTCTCCATGATTGCCGGCATCCTGGTTATACCATCTTCAATACTACTTTTTAGTTTTAGATCTAATAGGACTAGCTGGGCTCGAACCAACAATACACAGGATCAAAACCTGATGCCTTACCATTTGGCTATAGTCCTAGAATGCTCTGTTAGGTACAGAGCTAAACCAGATGCAATTCTGTAAATTAAAATCAGACAAACAAAATATATTCGTGATCTGAATAATATTATTTTTACGCCTGCTTTCCGACAGGCAATGGGCAGGCGAGGAATTGAACCCCGCTACATAGTTGTGAAAGAAAATTCCTCTTTTCTTTCTAAATTTCAAATTGTGCCACTCTACCCACGGCAGTTGCTGCTGCGGTCCAGCCAACAACTACCCAGCTCTTCCCACGCTCTCCTCGAAACCGTTGAGGGTCATGGCATAGGATCTCCCTAGGCAAACTATTATATACAATAATCAACAATGGACTACCGCCTAGGTTATCAAGCAATCAGGATTCGAACCTGAGTGCCTAAGTCAAATAAAAATTAATAAGAAAAAGTAAAAAATAAAAGAATTGTAAGCCAAAAGCCAAAAATAAAAGTCATTTAGAGGAATTTGTTTAGTCTGAGATTAGTCAGGCTATAACCGCCAGTCGGATCGAACAACTGCTAACGTCTACCAAGAACGGTTACTTTAATCTGTTACTTACTGAAACAAATTAAGAACTGTGTTAATTTCGAAAAGAAGATTTTCTTTCAAACGTACCGCACGTAGTACTGTCAAGGTTAAGTCGAAAGATCGTAACCACCACGTCTAATCTTTCGACAATAACAATTTATCATGGAATGCACGCAAGCAGAACGCAAGGTTTACGCATACTTTACGCACGACCAATTTTTCCGAAGCTTACCAAACAGTCTTAATTCTTTCAGTAAAAACTCTTAAATCTGGTAAGTCCTCAATATCAAAATACTTCTTCCAGTACAGCCAACGGTCGGCGAACTCACATTGAGCATTAATCTTCTTAGTGTCAATTGACCTAGGCGACAGATTAACTGTAGCTGCTACATCAACAATGCGTAACTGGTCAATGTACGTTCCAATCAAGATACGTCTGTAAGGCTTTAATGCTGTATCGGTGCAATTATCCATTGTCTTATAGATAGCTGCACAGACCTTCCTAGCAGGATCAGCAATATCAATGTCGTCTTGTGCTTCGTCAATGAAATTCTTCTCAACACCATTCTTATTTGTTGATCCCGGTGCAAATGATAATTGAGGGCTTGTAAGTTGATTACGGTGTAAGGCAGCTAAATTAAGATAGCTCTGAAAATTAATAGTCAGGAACTTATCCACCCTTTTAGCAGTAGCTCTTAAATTTGGCTGTAATCCTAAGTCAATTTGATACACACTTACACTCCCTCTCATCTTCTAGTTGTTTAGTTACTTGCTTTATTCGCTGCTAACATATCAGTAAATATTCGATCCGTGATCTCATGAGGATCTTCATCTTCGGGGCAATGATGCTTAGCATACTTCAAGATGTTCAAGTACATCATGACTGCTGTTTCATTGCCTACTTCTAAATCGTTCCTAGTTTCGTCCATCATTCGACCTCACTTTGATTTCGTGCTCAATCAAAGGTAGCAGCTCCTCAGCTTTATCTTCGTCAATCATTTCTTCGATTGTTGGCTCTATAATATTTTCAAAATTCTTGATGTTTGATTTAAGCATTGATCTAAAATTCTTAAGTTGTTCTGTCTTGAAACATTTGTAATTGCAAGTATTAACTTCGTATCCATACAATTTCATAGCCAAGGCCTCTCTTTATCTTCTTTAGCTACTCTTAAGTCCCAGATTCCATTACCCATGTATATCAAAATGTCATCGAAACTGAAAGAACACATATAGCCGTATTTAGTATGAACTCCCCAAACGCAATTGACTGCGAACTTTCTTGGATCAAACTTCAATAAACCGTTATCTTCTAAAAAACTTCTAGTATATGTGTCCTCAAACTCTTCTCTCGTTCCTCTAGTCCCAATCTTCAACTCAATTGCCATAATTATCTCTCCATTTCTTGTAATACTCTTCAACTTCTTTGTCATAGTCTACTGGCTTAAGTGAACCGTCTTCTTGTACGTGATACCACTTGCCTTTTTGATACTTTAAATCGTTGCTCATAGGCAAAACACCACAAACCCGACAGCACCCAGACAAATCAGCATCCCTGCAATGAATATCAATTCCGCACTATGCTTCATACTGTCTTAACTCCCGAACCATAGCTTGCGTTGCTACTCTTTCGTCACTTTTTAGCCAATTTGCGCTCCAGTCTAAAGTGTCAAGCTCAAAACTCAAAGAACAGTTATGCTGCTCAGCAATCTTTTTCGCTAACTTTAAAGCTAATTTCTTATCGTTAGCGATGCTTGCATCTACAAATTTGCTTACCAAACTCAAATCAATTTTTTGCATTTAATCACCCATATCTCTCTTAATTCTCACGTCAACCCTTGCACGCTCGGCATACCTCTTTTTTACTAACAAAGTTGTTACTTGCTTGTCGTCATGATAAACACCTCTCATAACTTCAACCATTTTGTGAAGTCGTTTATCACGCTTCATTTTTGGGTTCATGCCGTCCATTATGATTTTTCCTACGTTATCAGCATCAGGTTTCTTAGTTGGCAGTTCTTGGTTAGATAAACATAAAGCCTTACGTTTCTTGCTTAAACTCTTCGGGACTTCAAAATATGCCATGATCTTAACGTCTAACGGCTCATCTTTATCAAATATGCCTTTGAAGCTATTAATCGCTGTATACCTAACTAAATCTTCATATCGTGCCGTCTTAGCTGGCGTGTAAGTTACCGTTCTAGTAACTCTCGGTCTCGCCTTACCAATTGGCGGTCCTTCAATCGTAAAGTTAACTCTCATAAAACTTATTCAATCCAATCGTCATAAATTACAATTTTTGGGTCATCATCACTATCACACATCACGCTCATAGTATCTTTGGTCGTTGGCTTCGATTCAGGAAACGAAATGATTAAATCATGATTTACTATCTTGTGTAAAAGGCGTAAATCTGAAAGATTTTTAATGTAAATCTTATATATCCGATCACTTAATTCGTCCTTTGCTTTCACCAACTTAAAACCGGCTTTAGCAAGTGCATTTAAATATTTTTGAGACATAGAACCATCTTCAAATATGTCATTTACAGACCATATTTCAAAAATCATGTTTATAAACTCCCCATATACAAAATCAATATCCCTAGCAGAATTAAAAATGCTGCTGCAAAAATCCAATCTGACATGCTACTTATCCTCAATTAAACTTCGTAAGTAATAATTGCTTCGTAGTTTGAATTATTTGATGTGTATTGAATATCTATAATTTTTCTATTTAATTGATTAGAAAAACGTTCTATATCAAATTCAAACTCATAATTTTCGTATTTTGGTCTAGTAATAATCTTTGTTTTAATCATTCAATCACCAGTTTTGCGTTTACTTTTTCAACGTATTTCCAATTAGATTTCAATATTGAAATTAATTCATTAACACTACTTGTTCCGCTAACATTTGGTTCAGGAAAACCTCCATCTATTGATAATCCACGTATTGCATCATCATCAAGAAAAGCAATGTAATATTCATTCTCGCCTGTTGGTCCTACAATCAATCCATAATTAGCGCTTTCTTTTTTATCGTTGTAATAACAAACTACATCTCCGACTTTCCACTCTTCATCTTTATTTTCTTTACGCTTATCTATAACTTCCATTTGCTTAACCTCCAACTACTTCTCTAACCACTCCATGAAGCACCTTAGCAACCTCACTGGCTTCTTTCTTGTCTGTGAAGATAGACTGAACAAATCCAGCTGAACGTCCTGTCGTGTCTAAAATTTCAACCATGTACATATCAGGAACTGAGTACCAGCGATATTGTTTAGCGTCTTCGATGATCTTCTCTAAGTTGTGATTTTCTTCAAGCATTACGCAATGTCCTCTCTTTCAATCAACGGTAGGACGTTGTTTTCTTTCAAAATATCGTAGATTAAGCGTCTACCCTTTTGAGTCCAAGCAGTAAGTGGCTTAGCATGATCCTTACCGTGCTTGTCGGTGTATGTGTGAAGTTTCGTTGTGGTGTACTTCTTGCCCATGTATGCCTTATACAAGATCCACTGCCCATTGACTTTATGCTGAATGCCTAGTGCATGTAGCAGTTTGTTAAACTTAACAGCTGTATAACCGTAATCCATAGCAATTTGAGTAGTAACCATTGCGTCAGTAGTTCCAAGAATGACATCTAAATAACTAGCTTTCTTGTTACTCTCCTCTAGTTGTCTACTTAGGCTCTTGTTTTCCAACTTAAGTTGCAAGTTTTCGCTGTGCAGAATATCCATAGCACGTTGAACAACATTCTGTGGATCATTCCACTTCTTTTCGATTTCGATTAGATACTCACGGTATTCTTTACCCTTTTTGGTTCTGCTTAAAAGACACAGCTGCTTAGCCATATCAATTGTGAGTGCATAGTCTTGAAGTTCAATATTGCCACGATTTTCTCTAGGTGTACTTATAAGTACAGGTTGAAAATCAATGTCTTCTTCAAACTCTTTTCCATTCTGTTCCCACCAAGCTGAAAATCTTCGCTTGATACCTAATCCCTTATATAAATCTCTAGCACTTACTAATTGCTGGTCATTCTTGACAGTTACCTTGATTAATTCGTTATTCATCTTCATCGTCCTCACTTAACACAGTTTTTAAAATTGTGAACATAGCGATATCACTTGGTTTTACATGCAGTTCATTTACAAGAAATAGTGTTACATTCTTGCCTGCACTATCCAGCCGTTCACTTACCTTGTCTTTCTTATCACGTTCATTAAATGCACTAGCGTTAGCTAGATCATTAACTGCTTCTAGTAGCAACCCCACATTCTTTGATTTTTTATCAGATTTGTTTTTTTGGCTCAAGTGTCTCTCTTCTCGCAATTGTTTAAGTCTATTTTTCATAATTAATACCCCAACACTCTCTTATCTTTTACATCGTTAAAATCTATAACATGACCAGCTGATCCTCTAAGAATTCGACTAACAACTTTAGGGTTATAGACACGATTAAGCTGATCGCTACCTAAATTAGTTGTAATGATTACTCTACGTTGTTTATCCAAGATCTCTTTAAGGGTCTCTTGAACAAAATTACTTGCTTCGTCTCCTTGTTGACGCATTGAAGATTCTGTTCCTAAGTCATCTAGAACTAGTAAGTCAACAGACTTAACTAAATCCAGCACATTATCAACTGTCCACCAACTAGATGGATTGTTGAAAGAACACTTAATTTTGCTAAACAGTGTTTCAGCATTCAGAAACAAGCATTTTTGTGGTGGCTTAGAATTCTCATTTACTGCCTTCAATATAGCCATGGATAAATGCGTCTTACCTGTTCCCGGAGTGCCGTACAGCACAGAATTAAACTTCTTTTCGGGATGCAGATAATATTCCCCAGCAATTGTTCTAGCTTTTTGCTTTATAGATGCTTCAATCGTCCCATTTTGGGTGTTGTAGCCTTTGAAAGAACATTTAAAGGTATCTTTATCGTCAACTAATGATTTACGTCTTAAAACAGCTCTTATGCTGTCTTCCCTAAATTTTTCAATTTTTGCAATTTTCTCTTGCTCAATTTTTTCTTGTTCGCACTTAGGGCAGATAGGTTCTTTTCCATCAATCCCCATTAGATGACATGATTTATGTATAGGACATGTATCAGGATAAGTTTTAATGCTAAGTGCTGAAGTAACTTTTACTTCTTTCATGCATACTCCTTTCTAAAACGGCAAATCATCATCTTGCGGTAATTTCTGATTTTCGAAATCTTTAAGATCGTAAGGTGTAGCATTAGCAGGGATATTATTCTCGTTTAGATAATCGCTAAATTTAGGCGAGAATAATGTTGTTGGCCTTAAGTACGCTGACATCTTAGGATCATTAGCCCAAGAAAAGCATTTGTTATCAATTACTCGCTTAAAGTCTTCTAAACGGTAACCTTCTCTCCAACGAGCATGAATTGGCTCTCTATTTCTTTTTGCAGTTGCTGGAAAACGTCTACCTGTTTTTTTGTTCAAATAATCGATAATTTCTTTGTAAGGGATATCGTCAGGCTCAGCCTGACCTATATCTTTATCTGTTCTATTCTTCTGTTCTTTTATATTGTTCTTTTTATGGCCAGTGGGTTGGCCTACCCTCGGCTTATGTGTTGGCCTACCCTCGGTTAACGCATTGTCCCACCCTAGGACAGCTGACTGGCCTAGGGTGATCTCTCGACCTACAATTTGTTTTGAGTTTTCTTTATAAATTATTTTTCTGACAATATAGCCTCGTTCTTCAAGAAGATCTAAATAGTTTTTTACTGTACTTTGAGAAACCCTCAATCTTTTGGCCATTTCGGCATTACTCATAAAGAACTTTCCTGTAACATTTAACATTGAAACAATCTCACCCATAAGGATGATTGCTTTCGGTGTTTTATCTAAAAGAACTGGATCTCTGGCTATATTGATTGGTATATTTAGAAATATATTAGAGCCCTTAAATTCCATATTGCATACCTTTCATATCTAGCCCTAAACATCTAGTAGCTGTTCAATTGGTTGATCAACTTCGGGATCTTTGGCATAGTCAGGAATACTATTAGATTGTTCTATTTTGGCTTTAGCTTGTTTCTTTTTGTTAGCAGCTATAGTCATTTCTGTGAACTGTCTTACTGCTTCTCCGTCAGCTGAATTTTCCTTTAGCTTTTTGTGCCACCACTCAATCGGAACACTTGTCTTAGCATCAAGTCCCATCTTCTTTTGTTTGTCGCACTCGGTGTAGATGGTAACTAAGAACTTCTTTTCTCCGCTGTAGTCAGCTTGATACCCGTACAGTTGATCTTTAGTCATTTTCTTTGGCTTTCTAGGTGCTGCTTGTCGCCTTACTGGTTTTTGTGCAGGCTTAGGGGCTGTCTGTTTCTGTTGGGGTTGTTCAGGTAAATCTTCCCCCGCATAAACATCTAAGCCTAATCCTGCAAATGCTAAGGCTTTAACTAAGCAACGCATTTGAGTTTTATTGATTTCAAAATAAGTCGGTTTAGCTATAACTTTATTCCGATAATCCATTACATAAAGTTTGGAACTATAGCTTTGATCTTCTATAGTTACTGTTACTTCTACCTCAGTTCCTGCTATAGTTTGTCTATAATCTACATTCCTGCCAGTTGCTAGCCAGCTCTCTTTAGTAAGAACATATTCAGGAAATTCTTTGATCTGATATGTAGCATCAGGATATAGGCTCTTAACCAAGCCCCAAGCTTTAGCCCAGCTTAGGTAATTTAGGTTTCCTTTCTTTTCTAAAAGTGGCTTTACATCAACCTTTGCTAGGGTTTCATATACTGATTTTTTCTTATCGGTCATAGTGGTTGCTCCTTAGGTTTCTGTGATAATGCTTGTTTCATCACGTCTTGACGTGCGTCTTCTGCAATTTCTCGTAAGAAATTGATCTCTGCTCCTAACGTTCCTCCGGGAAAACTATCGTCAATTTTTGGTTTCAACTTATTGATCCAGTTAATACCTTGCTGATATGATCCTTGAGTTAAAGCTTCAGCAGCTATCTTCTTTCTCCAATCGCTAGCTTCTTTTTCCAGTTTGTATTGCCAAGTCATGTATTCTTTTTCAAATCCGGCATGTTTAGAGGTCATCAGTAGTTACCCTCCATTCCATCAAAGAAGTCTATTACATCGTCTTTCCAAATATCATCGTATTGATCAACAGTGGCTAAGTATTCGATCAATTCTTTCTTGTCCCAGCCTGTACGACTGATATAGTTATCAATTCCTAGGCTGAAAATTTGAGTTGTTACGAAATGTTTGAAGTTCAAATAATCGCAATCACTATCGCCGATAGTAACTAAGTTCCAGCCTTCAAATGCTGAACTAATGCCTTGATCTGCTAGTCTTCTTTGTTCTTCTTTCAAACGCTGCTCCCTAAAAGTTGCAGCCTGCGCTGGTGTCATGATCTCAATCATTGTGGTATAATCTCCTTAGAAATTAATTTTGATATACTATTTTCTTAGTCGTTACTGATTGCAGTCGGTAACGGCTTTTTTGTTGCCATCAAAGCTATTTCGAATTGTTTTTCGTACTCATCATTTGTAATGGGTGCTTTGTCCTGTTTTGCAAAAAATGCGTTGCTATTGCTGATTAATCTTGCTTCTAATGTCATCTTTCTCACCTCCCTAAATATTTGGAAAAATCGCTGTATACATCGTAAAAATAAGTGCTACTAATGCTGTACACATGGTACCTAGCGTAAGTATTTCTGTTTCACGTACTGTGAAATCAGTACCCATGAATTCGTTGATCTTGTGGTTAATCCATTTACTCATAGTTTGTGATCCTCCATAAACTTTTGTAAGACATCCTTGTCATATAAGATTTGGCCATCAATACTAATTGGCTTAAAATCAAACTTTTTCAGCCAGATTCTAAATGTAGATGGGCTAACTCCTAAGAAGTTTGCTGATGCTGTCACGTTAAAATACTTCTGTTGAATAGCTCTTTCAATAACTCGTTCTGGGATTGCGATTTGCATGAAATCATCTCCTTTTTAATTCCAATTTTTTCATGTTATGTCCTGTTTCTTCTGAAGCAGGGCTTTTCTTTTGCTCTTTTTTCCATCTTTCTCTATTTAAATAGAGATCACTCATTCCTAAAGTATCAGCAATGTATGTCAAAGCACCAAGATTAAATTCTTTAAGATCATCAATTGTTTGATCTCTCCAAAGGGATGTTTCCGTATCTTTTACTCTTGAAGTTGTTGTTCTATCATTTACTCCAAACAATGCATCAAGTGCTTCTCTAATATCTTCAAATTCCATTCCAATCACCTCTATGCTTCCAACAAACCCATCTGTTCGACTACTGGCTTAATTCCATCTTCAGCTAATAAATCGTAGATGAACTTCTTCCCTCTTTGGGTCCACTTTAAGTTGTTGTGAACGCCAGGTTGACCATTACTGTGTTGATAATCAAATGGCTCATATTGTGTGTAGCCTTTGCCGGCATATTTTGAATAAGGTACCCAGTGCTTGCCTTGCTTGAAAATAATTCCACGCTTATGTAATTCGCTATTCATTGTCATTGCTGACCAGCCATAATCCTTAGCAATTTCAGTTATTGTCATTAAACCTGGGTTATGCATTTGGCTGTCATAGTAATCAACCTTAGGTTTCATCTTTTCAATCTCTACTTGCTGATTAGCAGCTAATTGTAATGCGCCACCTAAAGTTGTAGGAATACCCCACTCTTTATGCAATTGTTTAAGAATTGCCTGAGGACCATTCTCAATTGTTTCTTTCATTGAATTGAACAATGTTACATATTGAGCAGTGAATTGATTGCCTTTCTTTCCCGTCATCTTATTTGCTACAAATTCGCATCCCTGTTTGGTTAGGAGATAGCATTTTCTTACCTCACCTTTTTTATCTATGTATGTTGAAGGAATAAAGAAAATTAACGAATCCAAATTTGGATTGGTTGAAATATCTCTGATGTAGCGTGTGATATCTCTCATTAGATGGGCGTGTTGCTTACCAATCATCTTTGCTGCGTTACGACTATCTAAAACTGAACGTCCTTCAAAATCTAATAGTTCCATTTAGTTTTCTCCTACTTTTCTAGAACGAATAAACTCGTTTTCCCTTCCAAAAAAAATATTATCTGGCTGAATATGATATAACTTTGCAAGTTTAATTGCTTCGAGAAAAGACAATTTTGTACTATTCTTTTCCCATCCACTTAAGGTTGCCGGAGCAATACCAAGAGCTTTGCTAACTTGTATTTGAGTCAATCCGGCATTAATTCTTGCAGCTCGCAAGGTGATTTTTGTCATGCTTTACCTCCTCTCAACTTGTTGACTTTATAATAAAACGAGTTTATCCGTTTGTCAACGAGTTTTTTAATATTTTTTTACATTTTTGTTGTTTATAACGAGAAAACTAATATAATTAATACTGAAGAAGGTGCTCAAATGCCTAGGAACAAACTAAGTGATCCAGAAAAACTTGCACGAAAAACTATTTCAGAAAATTTAAAATACTATTCACGCAATTATACACAAAAGCAGTTAGCTGAAATTACGGGTATACCAGCATCTACTTTAAGTGGATATTTTGCACAACGCTCAACTCCCAATGCTGGAGCATTAGAAAAAATAGCTGCTGTTTTAGGGATAAAGAAAAGTGACCTTGATCCAAGATATAAAATAAATCAGGATAGTCTTCCATCTAATACAGAATATTTATATAAAAGTAATTCCGTAGCTAAACACATCCCTCTTATAGGAGAAATTGCATGTGGTGATCCAATCACAGCAGAAGAAAATGTTGAAGAATATATAACTCATGTCTTTCCACAAGGACAGGTTCCTTCTGGCGAATTAATTGATTTACGGGCCAAGGGTCGTTCAATGGAGCCTACTATTCCAGATGGTTCTATTGTAACTATTAGACTTCAACCAGAAGTTGAAGACGGAGAAATTGCTGCCGTTCTTGTTAATGGAGATACGGAGGCTACCCTTAAAAGAGTCAAACATATTAATGGATTAGTTATGTTAAAGCCTGATAATGATGCTTACGATCCAATCATTATTACCCCTAATAATCCAGCTAAGATTATAGGTAAGGCAATTCAGTTTACTAGCAAGTTATAAAAAACTAAAAAAACATATATGGAGGAAGTAAAAATGGGATTATTCGATAGTATAAGTAAAAAGATGGAAGAAAGTGCTGAAAAAAGGGCTAAAAATAAAGAGATTAAACAAGAAGAAGATGCAAAGTATAAAGAAATACTAAACACCTTTAAGCAAGACGGTGCTCCAAGTTTTCAAAATTACTACTTTGATTTAAAAAGTGGTCAAATTTTAGAAGCGCGTGGTGTCCTTAATAGAAATTATAGAGTGATTGATTTTAAAGATGTTCTTTCCTACTCTATCAATAAAAAGGAACATAACGACTCTAAAACTCAAACCAAGAGAAAACATGCACTTACTAGAGCTGCAGTCGGTACACTTTTGGGGCCTGTAGGAACTGTAGCGGGTGCATTAACCAGTAAAAAAGAAACTACAACTATTTCTAAAGATTTTGTAGATCATTTAGGCGTGATTATTCATTTAAGTGATGGTACCATGTTTGAAATTACGTATTTTAACTCTACACTTAAAGCTGATAATAGTTTAGTAACTGAATCTATTGATAAAGTAAATGAACTTGCTACTATTTTAGAAGCTGGGATAGCAAATGCTAAAAAGCAACCTGACGATCCACAAATTGAAACTACCGAAGCTGCAGTTGAACAATCCACTCCATCAACTCCACAATCATCCCCTGCTACTGATCCACTCGATGAAATCAAAAAACTCAAAGGCTTGCTAGACATCGGAGCAATCACACAAGAAGAGTTTGATGCCAAGAAAAAGCAACTGCTTAATTTATAGGTATAACTATTAGAAAGTATTTAAAGAATACTACCAGAAAAATAAAAGCAATTTATAGTTTTAGAGAGGAAATCAATTGGATAAAAACAAGCATATTGACTCTGCAGCTAGAAAATTTAAGCAAGTTTCCGAGCCAAATAAATATCACTATCAGCAAAAATTTAAATCCTTGCCCTATTGGCTTGAAGAAACCCTCAAGACTATCTGATAATAATGGTGGAGGTGAACCACCTATGGATAATAAATATGTAACTCATCAGGAATTAGAATTAAGTAACGAAAAACTCTTGCATCATATGGATAATAAATTCGCTGAGATGCAACAGCAGATGAATCAACGATTTAATGAAGTGGATAAACATTTCAACAATCTTGAGTTAAAAGTCAATGATGTTAAAAATACAGCAAATAATAACAAAGAAAAAATAAACTGGTTATTATATACCGCTATTGGTGGAATTATTATTTCAGTAATCACTACAATCATTTCTAATCTTTTAACAAAATAACTTAATCCATGAATTATAGCTATTTTTGAATGTCACAACCAGAATAATTAGTATAGGAAAAAATGAAAAAGAAGTATGTTATTGCGGCAAGTTTATTAGTAGCACTGGGAATGTCTACTGCGGCTTGTTCATCAAATTCAAATAAGTCAAATTCAACTGTTCAATCATCTAAAAGTGTGCATAAAAAGAAGTCAACCAAATTACCAAAGTCTGATTATGCAACAGCGGAAGATGCTGAAACAGCATTAAATGCGGGAAAAGTTCTTGAAGGTAAAACTGTTCGTTTTAGAGTAAACGACTTAAGGCCTAAAAGCGCTTTTGGATATAATTTAGAAACTGGCGAGCATTTAAACTTTGTTAGTCCACATAATCCAAAAGTAAAAGTTGGTGACGCAGTTATTGTTAAAGTAAAGGAAGTAACGTCCACTCTAGGATCATTTGTTATTAAGTATTCAAACTTGCATAAAGTACCGTTAAATTCTTTATCTAAGTCAGAAAAAGAAAAATTAAGTGGAAAGACTAATACAGAAAATAAATCAAATGCTGATAATAATTCTTCCAGTCAGCAATCTTCTTCCCAGCAAACTACTGCACAATCTTCTTCATCAACTGTTCAAAATAGTAACACAGCTAAGCAGCAATCTAAGCCTAAATCACAAGGCGAGATTAACAAGGAACTTGGCCACGATCCAAAAGGTGCCCCACTCTTACCAGGACAAGATCATGCTGCTGGCGCAAACGTAAATGGTGATCCTGATCCTTGGGTACAGGGACAAATTGATTGGGCTATTCGTGAAGGTTACATGAATCCTGACGGAACGGACACTGAAAAAGGTAAACAATTATTACAACAGGGTTCTGATGATGAAGACGCAGATTCCAATAATTCTAGTTACGATACAAACGATGATGATTCAAGTTATGATACGGACTATTAAAAAAATAAACAAAAATCCCACTGATGCGCCAACATCAGTGGGATAAGGAAATGAGCTACGCCAATAGCTCAAATGAATGTTTTAAAATTAACAAAGCCATAAAATTATGAACTCTGCCCTCTTATTGTAGCAGAGTTCATATTTAGGCTACAATAGGAGGATTTTTATTATGCCGAAAAGAAAAAATACAAGTATCAAAGATTACAAATTAAAATCTGGTAAGAAACGATATGAATTTGTTATTTCATTGGGTCAAAACAGCAATGGTGACAGAGTACAAATTCATCGGCGTGGTTTTAAAACTTATGCTGAAGCAGAAGCAGTATTCAACAAATTATCTCAAACTAAACCAGATAATTTTGTAAAGCAAAAGCAGATTAAAGTTTTTGAATTACGTGATCTATGGTTTGAAAACTATAAAACTCAGGTAAAAGAATCTACTGCGAATAAAAATAAACAGGTCTTTGATAACCATGTCATTCCGGATTTTGGCAACCAATACGTTGACAAGATTACAGTAGCTGAATTACAAAAGTGGGCTGATAGGAAAGCAAAACAAATCGTTAAATATAGGGATGCTATTAATGAATTTAATGCTCTTTTTGAATATGGTATTCGGTTAAACTATGTGTCTAAAAATCCTTTAAAGCGGATCATTATCCCTAAAAAGACATCTCGACCACGTAGAGATACTGAACATAATGTTTATACACGAGAGGAACTAAATCAATTTCTTGAAGTGGCCAAAGAGTATGGATTAGTTCAATATACATACTTCAAGCTACTTTCTGCTACCGGTCTTAGAAAATCCGAAGCATTAGCTTTGACTTGGCAAGATATTGATTTAAAAGCAGGTACTTTATCCATAAATAAAACCTTGGCATATGGTTTAGACAATAAAACAATTATCCAGCCACCTAAATCACCTAAATCCAAGCGTATTTTACCTATCTCAGACAGTTTAAAAGAAGTTTTGATAGATTATAAGCAAAAGCAAAAAATAATCTCTAACAAGCTCTTTCACACAATTAAAGGAACGTATTTAAAAATGAGCAAACCAGATCAATGGCTTAAATCAATTTATGCTAAAGATCATGAGGAAAAAGTTAAGTATGCAAAAACACACAACTTAAAAGAACCACAACCTGATTTACGTCATATAACAGTTCATGGCTTTAGACATACTTTTGCAACACTACTTATTGCGGAAACTAATGTAAAACCTAAAACTGTTCAAATGCTGCTTGGTCATGAAAATATCCAAATGACTTTAGATATTTATACGCACGTAAATAATAAAAATAAAGAAGATGCAGTTAATGCATTAAAACAATTAAATATATAAAGAAAATGCACCCTTCCGGATGCATTTTTTCTTTATGTTACCAAAATGTTACCATTCTAGCATTTTTAATGTTCTAAACGTTGCTATATCAACATTCTTTTAATCAAATAAGGAGAGTACAGGTTTCAGTGCTTTATTATTTATGTTTACATTAGCCACTTGAATTATTGATCTATCAAACTTCATTGCTTTATGTTGATATAACTATTCAATGCTATGTTACCAAAATTGTTACCATTTGTTACCACAAACAAAACATCCTAGGAAATTAATTTTCTAAAGCAACCTCTTATATTTTTAGTCATCTACTTCATAGCTAGTGGGTACAATTATTTGATTTTCAAAGTCTACGTAAATTTCACCTTCAAGAGCTAACTCTTTTAGTTGACTAACGTCTTTTAAATCGATTACTGCTAATAGATCCTCGTCTCTAAAGTCAAGTTCGTGTTTTTCTTTCCAGTAAGCTTCATAATCAAAAATCTTTAAAAAGTTCAGCTAATTTACTTGCTTTTTTCAATCACTTTTTCGCCTTTGATTTTGCTATAATTATTTCAGCGACTATTGCCTCCTCTTGAAAGGAGGTGAGTTCATTGAAAGAATTTCTAACTTTAGTTGTGGCTCCCATTCTTGTGGAAATAGTGAAATCACTATTCGATCACTGGTTGGATGATCGGCATCACAACAAAAAGCATTAATAGTCGCCTTACTCCACCCTCAACGCTTAGAAGGTTGCACTAAGCGATAAAAAAGCATTACCTTTTGTGACGATCAGGTAATGCTTTTTGAGTGCATTGAATTTTAGAATTCCTAACTTGTTGCAAGTTAAGTATAACATTTTGTAAGTAAAATTGTAATAAGAAAACATAGTTAAAATAATAGAAAATTTGTTGTATGCAAAAAAGCCACTCCAGAACAAAACTGCTCCAGAGTGGCTTTTAAAACATGTTTTAATTCGTTTCATTAATACTGATAAGCACAGAAACTTCAAAGGAACTTATCAAGCCACACTCGGCTGATATAAAAATTATATCATACTATTTAAACGTACCCCATGGATCATTACCTTGACGACAAACTAAGTAGCCTGGTTCTCCGTCAGCTCTTGGTTGTCTAATCCAGACATAGCCACCATGACGACTATAAGCATCGTATTTAACACAATCGCCCTTAGTTACTGTGCCAATGATATCACTAGTGGTTCTAGCACCATAGCGAATATTAATAGTGCCGTTTGGATAGAACTTACCTTCTTCCTTATACCAAGTATCACCAATATCATCAACCCAAGATTGTGGTGTTGATTGCTTAACGGCTGGCTTAGATGGTTGGGCTACTGGCTTACTGTCAGTCTTAAGATCAATCAAGCTGATGTTACCGTCAACGTTTAATCCGCGCCAGTTATCGGTAAATTGCCAGATTACTATCCCGTTCATTGAGGGAAAGTAACCGAAGTTTGCCTCACTTGTTGCACCAGATACAGGATAAGACGCTACCCATAAGCAGTTTGGATATTTTGCTAATACCTTACCAGTATCAATCTTAGACTTAAGTAATGCAGCACCTGAGTATAACAATGGTTGGTAACCAGCACTTACGATCGTATCTAAGAAAGCTAGGATTGCAGTAGTATTAGCACCAGCATCTCCACCAGTTTCATTACCACTACCTTGTTCATAATCTAATGCTAAGTAAGAACCTACATTAAGTCCAGCTGTTTTAGCTGAGTTAACTGCATAATTACCTTCCTGAACGGCTACGTTACTATTGCTACTAAATCTTCCATAGTGATAAGCCATTGGCAACATACCATTAGCTTTTGCAGTAGAAATTTGAGATTGTGCCTTAGGATTACGATAGTCTAAGCCTTCTGATACTTTGACAATTACAAACTTAGCACCAGAATAATTAGCTACATTAGTATCTTGATAGCTAGATACGTCTACACCGTAACTTCTTTTTGCTACTTCCATATAAGTTACCTCCTACTTGTTAACTTCCTTTAATTCGCCAACAATGGTCGTCTTAGGTTTATCAACAGTATCTGCAATTGATTGAGCTTGTTTCATAGCGGTAACTGCCTTTTCAACCATTCCTTTGACGAAACTCATTGTTGGATGTGGCAAGTGTGCCATATCTAAGAGCAAGAACAAGCCTTGAACGACAAAGGTTAACTTATCTTCGCCGTCTCCTCCCCTCTTTTCTGCTTGGTAGACAAGTGGACTTACAGACTGGGCAACAATCTTTTCGGCCTTTGCTAAAAGGTCGCCTTGTGCTGCTTTCTTATCGATTGCAATTTTGTGTTTAGCGTAGACAGAAACAACAATTACTGCTGTAACTGAGGTTACTACAAGAACTAAATCTAAGATATGTGAAAAGCTCATTATTTAGCCTCCTTTAAATCTTTTTCTGTTTTTTCGATCATTTTTGTTTGTCCTTTAATTTATCTTGTAAAGACTTGATTTCTTTCTTTAGATTGTCAACACTCATATCTGTTTCATCTGGTGGAGCGTCATGTTTTGCTTTAGCTTTAACCTGACAGAGAGTAGCAATCGCACCAAGCAAGTATGCGATTGCTAATATCAGATTGCTTAGATCTTGCAAGCGTCCCACCCCCCCTATAAATAATGAGCAACAAGTAGAATTAGAATGAAAAGAATTATCTCTCCAATAACGTTAAGACCCATTACCCAGTAGTTAGACATGATTACGTGTAGCAGTGACAAGGTAGCCATAGATAAGCTGATTGCGCCGCAGCACACTAAGAGCGTGGCTATAATTTTACGATTTTTTACTCTGAAAATTGTGCATAAAAAAAGCACTAGCCCCACTAGTACTATAAAAGTATCAATTCTGACGTCGTTTTCGATGTTTGACCAATCAGGCGGCCAGAAGAAATAATGTTGGTCATTATAGAGAAATATTCCAATACCTGCAATCCAGAGACTGATTAATGTTTGTAGAACTGTTAAGACTAATTTAAAAGGATCAGATCTAATTTTTTGATAATTTTCTCGCATGTTTATCACCTACTTTTAAATTCGATTTCTAGCATTGCAAATGCCAAGTTTCCATGGTGTTGGTGTTCAGTATGGAGGAGACTTTTTAATTTTTGCCTCATTGTTAGTTATTCCTCTAGGTGATTGATCCATCTATCCATCTGATTAGAACGTTGCGTAATAACGTGATGTAATTGTTCATAATTATTAGTATCGGCAGAAGGAATGTTCCACAATTCATGATCGTATTCAATGGCTTCTTCTGGTATTTTGAACATATAATTTTGAAATTGAGTTAAAATTTGATCGGTTCTCCATACAGTTGAACGAAGATGTTGATATTGCTTTTTTATTTCAGGTTTAAATAATGTATACAAACGTTCAAACAATTTGTTCCAACCTGCATTAGAAACATATTTACCGTCAGCGCTATCAGATCTCTCTGTTGAAAATCCCCAGTTTTCGTCTTGTGGGTTACCTTCAATTGCTCCAGTTACATTTTGTCCCCATGTCGAATCCAAATCGTAAGCAATTGGATAAAAATAGTTGCCATTATCCCAAGTCAGAAACAAAATCGATTTGGAGTAGTAGTCGTATTCTCTACTCATTACACCAAAAAGATAAATGTTAATTGCTGCGTTTAAGTCGATGTAATTAGAAATTTTATTTTTAAAATCATTATCAGTAGAATTATTTAAAAAATCTAACCATTTTGACCAGTTATTCACCAACTCAGGATCAGGAGTATCATGCAATTCGTCTGCATAAGCAACATTATCTAGCTTAGCACTGGATACACGAAGAAGTTGACTGGCGGGGGCTTTTTCGTTATTTAAAATCGATACAGCCGCTGCTTTACCACTATTTTCCATGCCAAAAATAATATCATCTTTTTTAGTATTAAATGAATAAAGCCCATTCGACATTCCATTAAATTGCACTAAACCAGGAAAACCTTCCATTTGTCCGTAACTTTGAGTATACGATAATTTATCTTCAACTTCCGCCTTTGCAAATGGGGTAACTGACGTAGCACTTGCCATTAAAGAAGCGTTTACTAAATTTCTTGACTGCGTTGCATCTATCCAGTTCGCTTTTAGGTTAAATTTATTGGTTTTAGCCCAATTTGATTTTAGTCTAATTTTAAATTTAGTTTTGCAATCTTCATCGCTAAAAAGCTTAACTTTATAGTTCTTTTTAGGATATGCTCTTGAACT